ATGGGTTCTGAAGCAACTTCTTCTCCGGTCAATATTCTTACACCGTTGTCCAGTTCTTGCCTGGTTGTCGATAAAGTGGCTTCTGCCTGTTCAATCGCTGGTTGGATCTTTTGAATGAATGCGTCTGCCTTCTCCGCACCCATTTCATCTCTGATTCTGTCTGCTAGTTCTAACATACCTTCTGTCTTCATTGATGCTAGATCTTCCAAGTACCCTGTTACTTTGTCCATCATGTCCTTGGCCGCTAAAATTAATTCTGATTGTTCCTCAACACCTTCCTTGGTCAGCATCTTGCTGACAACTTTCTTCTCGCCTTGATCAAGCGCCTGACCCTTGTCTAATTTGTCTTTTGCACTCAAGGCTTGTGTGGCCGCCATCTTCTCTTTGTCGCCATACTCGTTGATTGCCTGGTTCACTATGTCCAGCATCATTTGGTTCTTCTGGTAGTCCTCGTTCTTGAGTTCCTGTCCGAAGTGTGTGTTCTGTGTGATATTGTGTATCTTTGTTCTGATGTGGTTCGCAGTGTCTTCCAGTTCTTCTTTGGTGTAATTGCTCACATCAAGCGTTTGATTGAATCTTGATTCGAATTCCTTCAATAAACTCTCTGAAGTAATAGGTTTTGTAAGTTCTAAACTCTTCATACTGTTTTATTTATTATCTATGCGCCGAACGTGTCATTGAAAATATGCTGTATCCTGTTCTTGCATTCGTCCGCTAGGCGGTTTGCGACGTCTAACCTGTCCCAGTATACGTCCTCTTTGAGTTCATCCTTCTCCCGTTGTGCCTCCCTGATCATCCTCTTGGCGTTCTGTATATCGAACAGTTGGCTGGCAAATTTGGTATCCAGTTCCATTAGATTGGTGGGCACGTTCTTGCCGTCTGCCAGGTGATGGGCCACCATTATGGCAGTCTGTTTTAGATTGATGTCGTCGTGCAAAACCGCGGCTTCCAGCATGTCTGCTATCACGTACACGTATCGTGTTCCAGTGTATTTCTTGGGCACGATTGCTATGTTGCCAATCAATATGCCTTTGCTGAACTGCTTGGGCAGGTGGCGGAATGGTCGTTTGGCCTCTTCTTTACGGGCAAGGTCCGCCAACTTGTTACGCAGGCCATAGGCCTCGATCTGTTTTACCAGTTCTGATTTATTTTTTGTTGCCATTTCCAACTATCCTAATGCGTCTATTTAAAGCATATTGAACGTCGGTATCAAGTTTCTTTCTTACGAAGATGGCCTTGTCCGCCAATCGCTTTGCACGGTCTTGATCATCTGCCGTGAGATTGTTACCGCGGAATGGCTCACGCCAGTGAGACTGGATGAACACCATGTCTGAATCGGTCACGTAGACCTTTACCCGGGGTGCTATCTGTATGAACATGTGTTTTGCTGTGTCTCTGTGATTAACCAGGCATCTTCATCAGGATGACCACTACTGTTGAAAGTAATCCCGCCACCACTGTGCCCGCCGTCGCTATGATAGTCTTTGTTGTTGACTTGTGACTGTTGCCCATATCTTCGTTCATCTTGGCCAGTCGCACTTCTATCGCTGAAAGCCTGTCGTGTAGTCCCTTGTACCTCTCGGAACACAGGTCCACGTGTGCTTCTAAATTTGTCTTCTCTAAATCTGTTGTACTCATAAGTCTTATGTATTCTCTCAACTCCTGTTTGATCTCTCTGATCTCCGCTCTGATAGCCTGGAATTGTGCCTGGGTCATTGCCTTTGCTAGCCTTTACGAGTGTTATTTTTTGTGCCTTAATGTACAATTATTTATCGATGGGACCGGTGTATGAAAAGTATGTGTTTTTGGTCACAGGCGTCAAAGTATCAAACGTGCTCAGGGGGAATGTTGCTGTTTCCTTGCAGAAAGATACTATCGGCACATGGTGGAAGTCCTCCATCAGTTGTGCCACGGGATCCTGATCATCACCGTAAACTCCTGACTGCTCCGTGAAGAACTGGAAATGCCATGTGGTCTGTTTGCCTTCATAGAAAGATCCAAACATGTGGTTCTTCAAACTCTCTGTCTCTGTACGCCGTGGTGGCAGTTCCCATGTGATGTTACCCCTCATCTGTAAGAGTTGTAGCATTGTGTTGAAGTTTGAGTTCTGATTTCTTGCTATGGCCAAACTGTGTTTGTCGTGTATGACCTCACCTCCGGATGTCTTGAATGGGAAAGCCTGTTTAAGGTTGCCGTTGTCGGTGATGTCTACTAGGGTGTGAATATGATACTCATGCATTATGTGGCCTTGTGATAGTACCATTGTTCAGGTGCCAAATACTCTTCCAACTTTTGTTTAAGTTCTGGACTGTCGTTGACGAGTTTCTTGAACTTGGGCATGACCTCCTTGTGTATCTTGACCGTGTCTGGATCCTTCTTGTACCTCGGACGTATCTTGTCTATGCCATATGGACAGTTGAATCCGTACTGTTGGGACAGTGTTTCAATTTTGCCGCTCAGTCCCTCGTCCAGTTTAACGAAGTGCTTGACCTGTGGCACCTGGTCTATCACCTCCGAGTACCTCAGCGTGTACCTGTCGAAGTGTGGGAACCACTCCATGATGTCGTCGTGTTGCCACCACTCGTGTGTGCCCCAGTTGGTGCTCCATTCCGTGATGCCGTTCCAATATCTCTTCTCTGGTTCCGCCAGTATAACGAACACGTCCTTGTCGTAGTCCTTGATCTTATCTGGATGTACCTGCTTGAACTGATCCCTGTGAAACTCGTTCAGCCACGCCATCATGCTGTGCTGTGCCCCACCGGTGAGGTGTAGCCATCCCGCCTTGTCATTGATGTTGATGATCACGGGGGTCTTCCTCCGCATGCCGTTCTGTGGAGAACGCATGATTGCTAGTACTGTGTCGAGATTGCCCATATGTTATAATTTAGCCGTAAAAAAAAGGGCGAACCTAAAAATAGATCCGCCCTTATGGTAAAGTTAAAAACTATTAACTTACTGCCGCCGCAGTTAAGATACCAAGTTTAGTTTCTGTAACTGTAGCACCTGTTACATCAGCAGTCATCACAGTTGAATCCTGTGCTCTGATAGCCGCTTGTAAAGCCGCTTTAGTCGTAGTTGACGATAAAGTGTCTAAGTTGTCAGTTCTTACAGCGTAAGTTTTCTGAGTGTTTGAATCCACAAGTGGACCTTCACCTAGTACTGCTACACCGTTGTTTTCGATAGTCATTCTAGTTAATTCCAAACCAGCAGTTCCACCTGTTGAAATGTCAGATGTCTCTGAGTTCATCGCGTTGATGAAGTCAACTGTTAAGTAAGTGATATCAACTGAACCTACTTCGTAGTTCTCGTTTCTTGAGAAGTTGTTTTTTGCTATTGCCATTTTTAATCCTCCTTTTTATCTGATTTAAATGACTGCAATACCGCTCAGGTATCGCGTTGCAAGTATTTAGTGGTAAAGTTGGTAAATTAACCGCTATTATTAGTCTTTTTGCTCTTTTTTACAGCATCCGCACATGCAGTCAGGACAATCCATGCATTCCGCACACGATCTCTCGCAATGGTGTTCACAACCGCATTCACATACACATTCTATCATGCTGATATTTAACTACCCGACTGGGTTGAATCTCTGCAAACATTTTGAACAGTCACAGGTTTCACACTTCTCACAGTTCTTGCACTCCTTGTCGCAGTGCTTCTCACATGCACACCTGTGGCATCTTTCTTCTGGTTTAGGCATTGATCTCCTTGAACCTTCTTTGTAGATCTGTGTTAGGCAGTTTAGACTGCAACAACTGTTTCAATTTGTCTCTGGTCTTTGTCTGTGCATTTGAATTCAGTTTACTGAAATTAGCCACCGCCCTCCTGATGTTTCTATAGTTGGAGTCCGTGATGTTCAGTGACCTTTCCAGTTGCGTCAAGTTTTTGTAGTGTTCCTCCCAACTCCTTAGGTATCTACGCAGTGCCATTATGGCAATTGGTTGCCTTTGTCTCATGGCCTGTGCCTGATTCTTGTTCTTCAATTTCTTTGTGATCTCCGGATCACCACTCACGATTGCCAACATGTTCGCAAGGTCGTTGTTGATCATCCTGACCTGATCGAAAGTGCCTTTGGCCATGGTTTGATCAGCGTATGCCTTGGCGAAACTTTGGGTGCTCTTGTGCTGGCTCATCAATGCCAGTGCCAGGAAACTTAGGTAAATCCTCTCTGCCACTTCTGGGAAAGTGAATCTCTGCAAGTCACTATGCCGCCTAATGACCCTGCCCTCAGATACATACTTTAAAAATGGTGTAAGCATACACATATTTATAGGTACGATGCAACGGAATTTTATATTGACAGACGTGATGAAAACGGGTGATCATGGATCATACGAAGATTTCATTAACGGTCATAGCCTAGACAACCAGACCTTCGAGATGACTGGCGAATACTACACACTGCACAATTACGATCTCGAACAGTATGACAGGAAGTTCGCGATGATCGACATGCGTATACACAACAACAGGGTGATTGGCAACAAAGATTATCAGAAAGACCTCAGGGCAAGGCTGGACCTACTGCACCAAATGGGTTTCAAATTCATATTGGCCAACCCATGGGAGTCTAAGGAGAACATAGAGACCCAACAGTTCATCACCGGAGAACCAATGTCCGATGTTGAGATACCCTATCCATATCACACGTGGACGGGCGATCAGTCATGGTTCTGGAGTTACATGTTGAACAAGCACAGGCATCACAGTTTGATTTTCGATCACAAAGAGAAAGTTTATGACTTCCTTTATCTCAACAAGGCACCAAGGACGCATAGGGTAAAACTGTATGACATACTGATGGCAGATGGCATACTTGACAACAGCCTACATACCTTTGTTGGTGGCACACCGCAGAGACGCCTGCCAAAGAAATATGAACTGCCCGGCATCAACCCCAGGGACTATCCACGGTGGGGCAAGGATCAAGACATTTATGAACTGCCATACAATCATTCGAAATACAACATTGTGTCAGAGACCAATGATAATGACTATGAGGTATTCATGACAGAGAAGATCTGGAAACCCATAATTGCAGGACAGGTTTTCGTTGTGCATGGCAACTACCTTTACCTACAGAAACTGCGTGAAATGGGTTTCAGGACTTTCTCAAAGTACTTCGATGAGAGTTATGATCTCGAGAGAGATCCCACACAGAGGATCATCAAGATTGCAGACGTTTGCAAAGATCTTAAAACGAAGAACTGGCAGGACATGTATCTTTCTTCCCAATCATTGAGGGAACACAACACCAAAACTTTTTTCGATGAAAGAAAGTTATCAGTACAGATAAACAATTCTATAAATTTATTTCTTGAATTTGCTGATCGCGGTTAGATTTCTTCTCGAGAATCCCAACCTATCTACCAACTTGACGGCGTTGCCTGATTTGTCTACGGCAACGAACCCTTCCGGTTCAGTGACTTCTAGTCCGCTGTCTGTCTGTTGGAAAGATCCTATGGCCTGTGCTTGATTCATTTTCTTCAACACGAATGCCTTCATTGTCTGCACCGCCCTGTAGAAAGTGAGCATGGCCTGTAGTGGCTTCTTTGCCCTGTTGAGGAATACGGGCATCTGTTTCATCTTGTCCTGTCTCAGTTGCAAGGCTTTCTGTGCTTTCAGTCCCGACATCTGTTGTTGCATCCTATCGTTGTAGAACTTCTTGAATCCCAGTAGGAACTTGTTGGCATCGTTTGGCAATTCGCCTTCCCTTACCCGTGCGTTGATGTACATCTGGAACATTGGTATGAAGTCCTGGTTCTGTCCCAACACACCGGAAAGATTACGAGGTACACTGTTCAACAGGTTTTCTAACTTGTCAATGCCGTTGAAGAACTGTTTGGTCTCTGCGTCTGTGAACTTGGCACTGCCTGACACGTCCTTGTATGTTGCGTTGTCAAAGAACACATCAGGACTCGGTGTGAAATCACTCACGTCCGCCCCGCCCTGTGCATTCATGTCGGCGAGGCTGTCACCAACATAAGTTGTGTGGAATATTATCCCAACCTTTGCCCTGTCTATCTGTTTGCCGAGGTCACTTGCTTCGGGCACTGCATACGTTATTGTGTTTGGAGTGAATGTAAGATTTGGTTTGCCATCCACATTCTTTCTTGTGATGTCTTCATCTGTGAACAACAAGTCTCCCTGCACTACGCCCTGTATGTTTAGTTTCTTAAGATGCACGAGACACTTCAACAATTTCTGCCCTAAGTCGTCCGTGCCGTGATTGTTTGCTATGTCTCTTTTTGTGTAATTGATCTTTGCGTTTTTGGCGAACACAGATTTCGTGCCCACAAAGAATCGGCCGTTGTCTGGGTTTGTTCCACACACCACAGCAGGCGCTCCGTCCCATTTCACAGACACGCTCATTGCTTCAGAACTGCTACCTTTTAAAGTAAGCAATAGTCCTCTGAAATATTCAACCACCGCTTTACCGCCTTCGTAACCGTCCGTGATCACTATGTCCTCGATATGTTCGAGGTGTGTTCTTTTGAATTCTGTTAAAATGTCTTCTATCAGCATATTGTTATTTAATCTAGTAAAGTTTTGTAGGCTTCCCAACACTCGTCTTCATTTAAGTTATTTTTGATACCGAGAAATCCCATCTTGATTGCTTTTTGGTAGTCGTGATTCAATTTATTGATATCTAGGTTCTGTATCTGATCAAAACTTTCTAAAACATTCTTTTGACTGTTTCTCCAATGTTCATAGGCTCTTTCATCATAATCTATTCCAAATTTTTTGAATTCATTTGCCAGTGCTTCATGATTTTCATAAAAGGCACTAAAGTTGAATGTTTCTTTTATCTGATTTATTCTCTTGCATTCTGGTCTGTGGCCGTTGTGATAGGCGTAAAACCAATTCAGTATGGCCCTAACAATCGGATGCTTGTAATCTTTCCATAGTGCTACTTGTGAGTCAACCCAGGTAACTCCATATAGACGTCCCAGTTCATCATTTGGGTCAACGGTGTGATAATTCTTTTCCCACCAATTGATAATCACAAACCAAAATTTTTCATTGAAAATATTCTGTAGGACAATATATGAATCGTCATGCAACAAAGGAGCCAAATCATCATTCCATATATGAACATGTTTGATCTTACTTGCATGTCTTCCGTGTGTCCCTTGCATGTGATAACAGAATTCAAATTTATCAACGAGTCCTAGCAGGGTCAATGCTATGTAATTTCCATTCGCGCCGGCCGGCGACACTATCATTACCTTGTCCTTCATTAGAAATAATCTTCCCGTTGTCCTGTACGTCTGAGGTCGAGCGTACAACAATGTATACCGCCGTCCCAGAAGTAGCGGTGCCGCATAGGACAAATTATTGGTTCTATTCGGTGTTTTTTGAGATATTCAAACACCTGTTTGTTGTGATTATTGACCAAGACATATTCTTCTGAAAGGCTAAACATGTTGACGTCAAAAACTGTTTCCTCAACGAAACCAACCCAATCCTTTAGCCAGGTGTCCACGAATTTTCTAAGGTATTCGTTTGATTCCTCACCAGGCACCCACCATCTGCCTTGACTTTTATGTTTGAAATTCAACCAACCCGACATCTTGTTCCAACTCTGGTCTGTCACTGTCAACACGTCCCATCCTGGGAAACTATTCTGATAATTCAGCACGTCGACCAAGGAGACAATCACTCCAGGTTTTAAAACACTCATCAGGCCGTCTGAGTGACCTTCGTCGTTTGTCTGAATAATCTCATATCCTTTTGAAGTGAAAAAATTTTGACAGTAGTCTCTCATGGCGGGGTCAATAATGTTTGGTAAAATTATTCTGTTTCCGATCCTATAACAACTTGCTCCGTTGAGAGTATCTCCGCCTTGGAATTGTGTTCCTGGTTTATAGACGAGATCAAAAAGATTTACGATATCGTCTTCATGAACTATATCGTGAATGTAATTCCACATTTTGTTGGTTGATGTGCAGTACACTTTGTCGTCTAATGTAAGGTGCACATCTCTGGGTTGTATAGGTGGCACAGGTATCTGATCACTGTCGAGAAGGGCACAATCATACTCCAGTGGTCGTGTTTGATAGACCTTTGCACCAAACTTGCCACACACTTTTTTGATGTTGTCCAGATCCTCGCTGGTTTCGTAGACTATCTGTTGTAAAGGACCGCTTATGTTAGGATCATCCACCCAGTCAAAGTATGTATCACTTACACCCTGACCAACTAATACTGCTTCTAAAGGTTGAAAGGGTGTGTGCGTGGATATTCTGATCTTGTCAGACATTAATCCTCTTTGTATTCGCCGTCTTTTATTTTGAGTAGATTCTCTTTTACGTCTCGATTCTCTTTAATACGAGCGACGCCTTTTGAAAATTTGGTAGCATCCATGTTCTTAAGTGCGGAGTTGAATTTCTTTTCCAGTTTATATGCTGTGTCTTGATCAAAGTTCTCTCTTATGTACGACATAAGCCTTATCGCCGATTCAAGTATGTGCGATGATCTACTCTCGACTACCTCTTCCTTGTCCCTTTTAAGGGGCATAGAGCTCAATTCTTCTAGTAAACTGCGTGTGTGTTTTTGCATATTGGTATTTACTATCTATTGTAGCATAATAAAAGCAAAAGTCTACTTGCTTTTACGGTAAATGAAGTATTTTCGTTGATTTGTGTCGTCTCTGATGTCTAAAATCTTCAATTGGAACATCTCTGCCAGTTCTATAATGAAAGGCACGTTCCATGCATAGAATTCTATCCAATCCGCCTCGGGTCTGTCATGTTGCACACCAGGATTGACCCTGAAGAACATGGTGCCACCGTCTGCCAGCAGGTTGACACATTTGGCCACCTCGGCGATGATCTTGTCCCTGCTTCCAAAGTTCACGGAGCCCAAACACAACACCACGTCAAATTTTTGATCTGTGTTGTACTCCAATGTGCCTACTTTGAAGTCTGCCTCGTCATTGTACGGATCTATTCCTATGAGGTTGTTTATCTTACCCTTGAATTCGTTGTAACCACAGCCAACGTCCAGCACCGCTCTGGGTTTTAGATTGTTTACCTCTTCAATTAGACTCACTCCCGAGTACTTCCATTTCTTCATGTCATTCTGCCAGTATTTGGAGAAGTATCTATCTAGGCTGGCATTGTCGATGGCTTCCGCGTATGCTTCTAGTGTTTCGCAACGATTGACATCCACACCAAATGTTTCCCGGATCCAGGGTTGAGTTATCTTGGACAGATCGTTCTGGCTGTGACCCAGTAGTTTTGCGAATATTTTTTTGTTCATTGGTAAACGTACACCTTGATATCTTTGTCTGCGTAGTTATGTATGATATCTCTGCGTGGCGGTTTTTTTATTCCCAGCACATCGCATAGATCAAAGTTATCTATGGGACAAGTTATCCTTTTCAGATTATCTAGAATAAAACTATTAATGTCTTTGTTTTGATTTTTTATATGCATTTTCATTTTATACAAGTTTTCATAATAGTCATAATTTGGATAGGTTATCTTGAAACCTCCCGCCTGCACCCACCAGTCATAGCATTCTAGATTGCTCCTGTACACCAACACTATCGGATGACCTAGGTCTTTGAGATCATCAAGTTGGTGTGCGAATGTATGTGATTTGATTATTCTGTGGCCTGTGCCTGAGAACGGTTTGTCCCAGTTCTCTCTGTCGTTCTCAAATTCCATTCCTGGATCAAAGTACGAACCCTTGTGCTTGACTTCACCGTTCTTATATGACCTGTCACTGGTGCTATCGGAATTGTCTATATCTGGAGAATGTGAGAGGCTCTCTGCCACACTGCTCCATTTCGATCCCGGTGCACCGGTTAATAGGATATACATTACTTGGTCAGCTCTTCCTTGTAGACAGTGTTGTAGCCAAGTTGGTTCTTGCCGAAGTCGGTAAGGGTCTTCAGTGCCGTTGGTGTGATGAAACTCTTCAGCGTCCGCACAGCGGCGTCACCATCTGCCCCTGTCCTCCACTCGTATCGTCCAACCTTCTTCTCTATTGCGGCAACCGATTCCGGATCATTTATCATCCTGTTCAGTGCGTCCACAAGTTTGTCCTTGTTGGGATTGCCCGCGTTCACCCAGAAAGCCTTCTGAAGTGCGTCCCTCCAACTCTTGACGAGTTTGTATGCGTCATAGAAGTCACCAGTCGGTTCCGTCAGCCACATCTCAAAG